CCTAGGGACCCTAGAGCCCAAATACGTTAGGGTTGCAGCGCACTATGCGACCGCACCATGAATATATACTACCATGTTTGGTATTAGGGTTTTGCTATCTTTCTAGGATTTTGGGCTTCTACTACCTGGTGTATGCTGTGCGGGGTTGAGGAGTGGTTTACGATCCATTCATCTTCTTTGCTAGTTAGGGCTTTCATGCGGGACGTTGGGCCCGAATACTGACGCATGGAGGAGTGTAGTGCGTCTTCTGGAACCCAAGCCGATACGACTTTACCTCTAGGTTCCTCGTAGTAAGCCTGTCGATGGGCGACATCTAACTTAGGCGTCCAGGAGGTCTGCGTTCCGTGTAGATATTGGGTACTTGATTCTTTTACGTTTTTATCAGCCTCACCGACCGACATCCCGCGATGAAGCAAAAACTCAAGCTTACCGGTGTTGGGGTTTCTGCGGTGCTCAGTTGCGGCAGTTAGTTTAGATAGTGCACGCGTCCTTGCGGGGCCTTCCATTCTTGGAATCTGTGCCTTAGCTTGCCGTGCCTCTTCTGGATCGGTTACGTCAGATACCCATGCGGTTCTAGCCTGGCCTCCTGGTGAAGCCCATTCTGCCCTAGGATCGAATTTGGGTTTAGCAGATTTAACTAACTGCCATTGACCTAAAGAGTTTATTTTGATTTCTTCCATTCGAAACTCCGTGTTTAATCTTAACACAGCTTATAGTTGCGATTTTAGCCAATCAATAACTTCAGACTGAGTGCCATTAAACTGCGGAAGTCTCATGCTCAGGGTTGCATACCGCTTGATGCGTCTTTTTACACCGTCTGTGAGCACCCCACCGCGCAACGACAAACGGTGCTTAATCGTTCCCTCGTCTTCGTTTATGATGGCCGTAAAGCACCTTATGCCCTCCTGCGCCATGGTCTTAACGAATCTGGTTGCCTGCGTGTTTATTACGACCAGGCTCTTATCTTTTGCCGCTGATGCTGCTTGTAGTGCCTTATCGAATCCAAGGATGTCTACGTCTATGATGTTGAAGTTGTTTAGCTGTTTAGATGCCCAGGTCTTGCCGGCACCAGAAGGTCCACACAAAACGTATATCAACGGGTTCTTGCTGGCCCACGCAACAAGATCTGTCGAGTAGTCGACTTCATTGCCCCAGAGCTCTAGGTATCTTAGAGCCTTGTTGTTGAAGAAATTACGCTTCCTGTTGTTGCTAGCCAAGTGTTTCTGTTGATTGTGCCAGTAGTTCCCATGCACATCCAGATATGTATCTATCTCTGGGATGTAGATATCTACCGTATAAAAGTCTTTCACCACTTGACCATGAGCAAGTGGATAGGTTTGCTTGATCTTGTTTAAGACTTCGATCTCTAACTTAGATGTCTTTTCCGATTGCATCTTAGCTAAAGCTTTAGCGTGAGCAATTTTAAACTTATCAGTTTGTCTTGCTGCATCAAGTATAGATGGAGAGATCTTATCGTGCGCCTTTTGTTTTTCCGTTCTATTCTCTGGCTGCGCATACCAGTTCATTGAACACTTAACAGAGCAAAATTTATTATTTCCAATTAATTGCGATTCATACTTTTCAAAAGCCGTTTCACAATTCAAGCACGCCACATCAACCAAACCGCCCTTATAGTTAGGATTATTCTGTCCTGATAGGGTTTTGACGTAGCATTTCTTGTGGAACCTGGGTGGTTCAGCTTCGCCTTTGGGGATTGGGACTTTTTCGCCGCACACTTCGCAGTTGTTTAGTGGGCGACCGTTATGGGCAAGAACGTCGGCTTTGTATTGCTCTTTTGTGTAGTCGGCGGAGCAATGTGTCTTCCAATGTCGGCTCATGAGCCCGTTGAGCTGTTTGGTTTGTAGGTCGCAGAGATGACATTTGTACATAGAAAAACCCTCTACCAACATTGTACTTGGTAGAGGGTTTTGATTTAATTACTTGATTTGATTAAGCTGTTTGGCTAGCGCGTTGCAAAGTAATGTCGGCCAGGACGAAATCGATCCCTTCTACAAGCTTGATCGTAACCGAGATGTAGATCGTGTTGCCTTCGATTCGAACGCTCAAGGACTTGAAGCCCTGCGGAGCATCTGCCGTACTGACCGTGATTCCTTGAGACAAGAACGTGGCCAGAACAGACTCAGCAGTAGATTGGACTTCAGATGCTCGCAGTGTATTTTTAACGCCGATGTAACGAAGTTCCATGGTGTTGCGGAAGTTGTAAGCGACAACGTCAGCAGCGTACATGACGTTTGCACGGTTGTATACCCAGTTATCATCGACGCCGTAGGTCGTGTTGTCTACTACAACGCGGTACCCACCGGTTCGCGGAGCTTCCAAGAAAGTGATGCCAGACTGGATTGCGTCATCATACTGCGTATCTGGATCGAAGTCAACCACGATATCGGCTTCAGGAGTGTTCATTGGTTGTGCGGTTTGGCGGATACCAGAGCAGTTCATGAACTTGAAGGTTAAAGGAAGACCGATCGGCGATCCGCCGCGCGAGCCAGCAAGTAAGCATGCCAATGCCCATGGCTGAAACCATTTGATGGCGCCTTGTGCGTTGATTTGACGGATATCTTGGATAACCATCTGAACGCGAGCATCGGCCATATTGCCTGCTTTATCTTTACAGCTGCTGTACGAAGCTTTAGCAGACAGATATCCTTGGCGTTCACTTTTCTTCTTGGTGGTTTTCATCAAGCTGAGATGTGTCTTAACTGCTTGATGGATACCGTCAATCGTGTAGGTGGAGGAAGGATCGGTGAGGTTGTCAGCGATGTCGGCGGTTGCGTTTCTAGAAAATAGTGGAACCACAGAGTTAACGTGGAACTTCTCAAATTTAGAGAGAGCACTTACGATATCAGATGTCAGAGTGCCACCCTTTGCGCCACCCGCCAAAAGCGTTTCGCTTAGAGCGGCAGGAAGACCCTTTGTTGCCGGGGCGACAAGGCCGGCGATATTGGACTGCTCAAAAAGATCTTGAACCTCCATAGCGTCTTTTTTAAGGCGCGCAGCTTTCACACCTGTTGCACCAAAGGCACCAACGCTCGACACGAGATCAAGTGCATCAAGACCAAGTTGGTTGTAAACTGGACTACTAACAGCAGCACTCCAGCCTGGTTGGAGGGAGATGGACTCTGCAAGCTGCTTAATCGTAACAAATGCAGCTTTATCGAATTCAATAGTGCCAGTAGAGGCAGTAAGAGTAACTTTACTATCGCTAACAGAAACAGAGGCAGATGTTGCGCCGCCGGTGTTATCGCGACCAATCTCAAGGACAACATGTCCGCCGACGGTGTCTTCTTCAACGAGAAGATCTCGTTTTTGATTCAACGAAATCGTGCAACTAGGTTCAGCTGCTGAAACAGACACGCCGGCAATAAGACCAAGCTTGGCGAGATCGCCAGGAGTTGAGTCGACGAGTTCAAAAGAACGTCCCCATCCTTCTTGGTATTGAGAAGGGGCGGCATCCATCTCAAGCTTAACAGATGTTCCAGATGCAGAAGCGGTTAAACCAGATGGAAGCAGACCATTTAATTCAGTAACAAGTTCTGCCAAATCATCGTGATCGGTGGAAGTAGAGCTCAATGTAACTACGGCAGCTGTCCCACCGTTCATTCTAACGGAAAAGGAGGCACCATTTAACGCCACACTATATCCCGGCGGCGTGGTTCCCGTAACTGCTGGAGCGGTTTCTGCAGTTGCAAGGACCTTAACGGAGATCTGATTTCCACCGACGCCCCACTCTTTTGCTCGAACAGTTCCATAAGAACCAGCAAGAGCAAGACTTGCACGCACTGAGGCGTTGGTCTTATAAACCCACACAGTTTGGGCGCCGCTTGGGATTGCGCCATCAGATGCAGGAGAAAACAAGAAGTTAAGAGCGTCGACAATTGGGCCTGATCGATATTTACCACGAGCTTCGATCAAACGATCAGCTGTAAAGAAGTTGTCGGCAATGTTGGTTTCGGATGCACCCGGTTCGCCTGCGTCAGCTTCGCCAAAGATGGCTATGAGACCAGCTGGACCCAGAGGGACGTTGCCCGATAAATCGATCGTGGTTTTCGAATAAGCACCCGGCTTGTACAGTGTGGCACCGTTGAATGATACGTTGATTGCCATTGTCGCTCCTTTTATATAATTCCAAGCTTTTTCAAGTCTTGTTTTTGTAATAAGCTCTTCTTTACAAGAGGATACTCACTGCAAAACATATCCCATTTTACCTTAGCATAAGGCTTGAAATGAGCCTTCTACACTAAAATAGCCGCGTCTTCTAGCAAAAAATCTGATATAAAATAATCCTTAATTATATTAATTAGGGTTTTAATAATTATATTAAATACTTAACCCAAATTGCTTAGCGGCCCAATCCCATTTTTCTGGGGAATGGGAATCGGCAAGACCGCGGCCCTTAAAATCTGCTCTAACAATTTCTTTCATATACGGGGGCTGTTTGAGGGTATTAGATTTATCAGCCCACCACTGATCAAACGTAATGTTTTCAGAGGGCGTGATTTCCGTTTTAACTAAAGATCTTTGAGCCTTTTCGTATTCTTTTATAGATTTCATATCGATTTTTTGACTGCTCTTAGACATGGCTTTTCCTATTTATTATTGGGGTCTATGTTAACATATCTGTCTAATTCGATGCTTGTTTCTATATCTGTAGCCTCAATAAAGGCATCGGCATTCCAAGTATTAAACACAGTGCATCTCATTCTTAACCATCTTGTCCAAATGTTCTCTGGCATTTTAGATGCGTCTTTTTGCCAATCTGATGCGCTATAAGTTTGAATCTCAATGCCGAGACTTCTTGCTATTGCTTTGTACTTAAACATGATATAGGAAAGGATGTAATACATCCATAAGACCTGGTCGGCAGCTTTGCTGCCGTGTATTCCTATGTCGACCAAGACGCTCATGGACGCGATACCGATCTCGCTATCCTCGCCATCGCCATAGAAGTCACCAATGGCTGCTTTGGATTCGTCTTCGTTTTCGTTCGACAGGTGGACGCTAAAGCAAGGAACAGTTTGCGGACTAAGAATCCAAGCTTGAACTACTCTTATTCTTTCTGTGGTAAACCATGTCCATATTTTATCAACATATTCAGCGCCATATGCCTCAGCAATAAGAGGATGCGACCTTTGATACGCAAAGATCTCATCAAATGCAGCCTTGTCGTTTCTGAGCTGATAAATGCCATATTGAACAAGGCGTTGAACCGCAACCTCTGGCATTACCCACGCCATTTTTTAGCCTCCGCCTCGTATTTGTTTAATATTTTCTCGCATTCGGTATCTATCTCAGATCTTATAGTAGCATTTAGTGTCATTAAGGTGCCCGTCATGTCGAGGCTTCTTGCTGGAGCAACCCATTGCCTAGTAGAATCTTGTTTGCTAGATGCAATCCTAAACTCTGGCTTTTCGGATGAAACTGGCCGCTGTCGATCTGTTATACTTGACGAAGCTCCAAGGCCAAAAGCCTCAGCCATACTCTCTGCCATGCTAGAGACTGAGGAATTTTCAGTGGACATAGCTTGAAGACCAGATGCTATATCCTTTGCTGGAGGCGTTGGTTTTGCAGTCGAAGATGCGCCACCAACCGGAATAATCCTATATCTACTGCCGTCCTTTGCAGTCTTGGATTTACTTAAAAGCCACGGCAGCATTGGGAAAGGTGGTGTACTAAAATCTGTTTTGCCAGAGTCAGTTGATATCTCTACATACCCCGAACTGGGGTCTAATTTTATCTGAGACAAGAACTCCTCTGCACCGATGGATGAACCGTAGTCCTCTGCCTCATATACGGCTTTTTCAACTATGCTAAGCGTCGCAGATCTTATCTCTTCTGCCGCCTCGTTTACTAGTGAATCTATCTGATTTGCATCTAGACCCATAGTCTGAAGTCGATATCTAAGAGACATTAACTTTTGCGATATCATTTCTTGCTCTTGTCGATTACCTTAGCTCGCATATCTTTTAGGAAGTTTTCGCGATCGTCGGACATCCAGTCGGAAGCAAAGTCAATTGTTATGTGGCCGGTTGGGCTGATAATTACTTTTGGCTTAGATAGATATTCGTAATATTGAGAAAAGACTTGACGAGGATCGGCTGGATCGGTAGAGAAAGCTTCTATTTTGGCAGGTTTCTTAGAAAGTTTGTCGATTGTGCTTTGAAGTTTTAGGAGTTTGCTCTCGATCTCGTCGATCTCGTCGCCCACCCGAGAGGCAAGAGAATTATGCTTGTCGCGGAAGATCTCCATGCGCTCTTCAAGCTTATCAAATAGGCTAACCACTCGCTGCTCAATTTGCTGGAGATCTACTGCATTACCGTGGCGAATCTCTTCGCGGATCGATTCCATCTCATCGTATATGTCAGCGATATTGTACGAGCGGTAGTTGTTCACCAACTTCCTGATACCGTCTTCAATGGTTTGATCGTCGAGACTGGTATCGTCGTGGACCTCAAACTTAGAGTCTTTATCGTTCTCGTCGTCGTACCACTCAAAAACGCTCATCAGATCGCCGGTGAGTGTAGGAAGTGAGCGGTTGACGAACTGATGTATGGTCTTTATTCCATCGTCGATGCGACCAGAATAAATATCGTTGGCGTGTTTTCTAACATGCAGGATATAGTTGCCGAAATGGATGTCGCGGATATCGTCGTCGCCCATGCCTTCAACGCCGCGCTTCAAGATCCTAAAGACGCCGTTTCCAACTAGGCGAAGAGCATCGCCATGGCGGAACTCGTACACCGCATCAGCAACTTGACCAGTCCGTATGATGTTCTTTGACAGCGTTTCTAGTTGCTCAATCTTAAGCAGATCGTTGATGGATTTGCTGCTTTTCTTCAGTCTACTCTTTAAGTAGTGCATCATCGATCCAACGCAGCAATCGCGAAGTCTGTTTAAATCGATATCATCGATACTGTAAAACCCAACGTCCGTCAATTCCTTCGTGGAATGGAAGCTCGGAGTATGGTTTAATCTTGCAATATAGACAAACTCATCATCTTCTTCTTGGAAAAGTTCGACGTCTGCTTCTTTAAGTTTAACGCCAGTTTCTTCTTCTAGCTCTCTAACTGCAGCTTGCTTGTGGGACTCGCCTTCATTTAAGTGTCCACCAGGAAAAGACCATTTATAACCGTCTTTGACCTGGCGACCCATAAGGAGTTGGCCGTTGTCGTTCACTACGATAACCGCAGCACCGCCGTCCTTGCGACTCTTGTGTAGTTTCTTATTCTTTTTTTCAGCGTGGCGCTTGTGACCTTTTTCATCCCACTTGCCGCCACGATGCTCTTTGCCCTTTGACTCAGGCAAGTCCTTGCCATCGCCGCCGGAGTATTTTTCCGCAATAGATTTTGGTGGACCAGAATCACCACGGCTAGTCGTTCCCTTCTTGCCGTGGATAATGGCCATCATCATTCTATATTGTTTCTTGCTCACGAAAGCTGGCATAAACCATAACCTCTTAGGGTCATTATATAATAGACTAAAACTTAACTACCGATACCTGCTACAAGTTTCTCTGGCTTATTGACCAAAAAGTCTCTCTTTATAACTAGTTGCTGCGGAAGCCGCACTGACATCTTTGTACCATCTGGCATCATTTGTTGCGTAACTCGTAGTTCGCGCATTGGCTGTAGGACGATATATACTGGGTGTGCCCAGTAAGACACCGAGTAGGTTTGCCCCATGTCACTAATGTGGTCGTAGTTGGGGGTTTTCCCAGCGACCCATTTGATTTGCCCGTCATCTATCGTAAAGTCGACTCCCTGAACAAACTCAACCACTTCACTATCTGTAGCAGTAATCAAATACCCAACCTTTTCGATAGGATATCTAAGCTGTTGGAGGTTGTCGGGTCTAGGTTCATATTCCTTAAGTTCCCAAAGTCTAACAGTATAGTCTAGAACTTCTAATTTGTCGTAGAGCGTGAAATCGGCTTGTTCGCCATCGTCGTACTCAGAGGGCATCGTGACCATAGCGCTCCCAATTTCCCAAGCCCCCTGGTATTCGAATTGCTTCTCTACTGAGTTCGACGTCATAATCCCAGTGATTTCTTTGGGTTCATAATAGATAATTCCTGAGCCGTCGCATTGTTCGCACGCTGGGTCGTGAGAGTTGTTATCCAGGACTTTGACGTTGGGGCAAGGTAGGCTCTTGTAATGTCTGAAGCGTATGCCGCGTGCAACTAGCAGTTGATCAAAGTTCTGTTTATATATTGAGGGATCGGGAAGAGCGGGCGGAAAGAACGATGGAGTAGACGTCGGTCCGGGTGTGAACACGTGGTTTGGTTTTGACATCTTCTCCGTCATACAATACTCCTAAGGTCTCTAATAAATTATACTGGAAGAAAGTGGTGATCAAAGATAAGGATTCAGTTGAGATACTTCAGAAGATTGCCGACACCGGTGAGTGTGAACTTTTAGTTACACCAAGCGATCCATGCTCTATATGCCCCCTTGCAAGACTAAAAAAGCGACCCGATGGAAACGGATGGCTAAGTTGCTTTGAAGCCATAGCTGCTCCCGATTTTCAAGACGTAAAAAACAAGTATAAAAAAGCTGCACAATCTGTACTCATCGAGATCGCGATAGAAAGTGCCATAAAAGATGCAAAGAAAGAAGTGGATGACTAGCTTGTATGACATAAGCACATCAAACACGATATACTTTATCTTTAGTCTTCATCGCATGCGTGTTGCTACTCGAGAGGCAGCCTATGAAACAATGAGGTACGTATCTCATGCAAAGACTGATCAACAACAACGGGCTAACATTAATAAAGTCTTTCGAGGGGTGCCAACTAAAGGCGTACCCTGATCCTGCTTCGCCCCTGGCCTATGAGCTAAGAAAATCGGCCAACGCTAGACGTCTTGGCTGGGAAAAGTTGTCTGGTGAGCCGTGGACCGTTGGCTGGGGATCTACTGGCTTAGACACGTTCAACTTGGATCCGCAAGGAAAGCCCACGCAGATCGGCCCCAGCACAACCTGGACCCAGGCGCAAGCCGACCAAAGAAAATCTGAAGATTTAGCGCTCTTCTGCGACGCGGTTTCGAAGCTTCTTAAGGTAGAGGTCAACGACAACCAATTTGCTGCATTAGTTAGTTTTGCCTACAATGCTGGAGCTGGTAATCTTAAAAACTCCACCCTACTTCGATTAGTAAATCAATCTAACTTTACCAAAGCCGCAGACGAATTTCTCAAGTGGACCAAGGCCCAGGGAAAAGAACTGCCGGGCCTCGTTCGCCGACGCGAGGCTGAGAGAAGGCTATTCCTCACCCCCGTTTGACCGCGGGGTTTTTCGGTTTTTAGTTTTTATTATTAACCTAATAATTTTAAGTATTTAAAGTGTCACGACTTAGTTTACAAACTAAACGCCAGCTAAACTTGGTCACCCTATCCCAGTCACTCCCCTCCACTGATCCCAACCGCTACGAGATCGAGCGGCGCGACTATTCCCGCAGCAACTCTGACGAAAGACTCTACAAAACTAAATGGTGGCCGACCCTGATGCGGATCTACGACTGCCGGTGTGCTCTCTGCGGGGAAGATCGCGACGGCGTCGAGCTGGACCACTTCTGGATACCAAAGTCACACGGCGGAAACCTGGTGCTGCGCGACCGAGAGCTGGGCATGTTTATAAACAACGGGGTTCCACTGTGCACCACGTGCAACCGCCACAAGCAAGAATCCATCATGCCCCTGAACGATGTTCAGCTCGCGCGCATCGCCGATGCCAACCGAACCATGACGGCCAAGATAAACGACGTACCCGTCGTAAAGTTGCCGGCCAAAATACTCGGTTATGAAGCCGGCGATGAACGGCGAGCACTTGGCGTTCCTGGTCTTCTTCGAGAAATAGCTCTTATCTACAAATCAGATCCAAACCCTGAAACACTCGATATACTTAAAAAAGACATAGAAGAATATTTGCTTGTTAAAGTTAGGACTACTTAACATGATGGATGTTATTGGCGCGTGGAAGCGCATCCATAATAAGTTTGATGATGGCACTGGACCCTTTTGGTCGCTTCGGCGCTTCATAATGGTGACACGAACCCTTCGTATCGCTAAGTTTCAACCTCACAGCGGCGCTACGATGCGCGATATGGTGGATCTCATGGACCGCATGGTGCTCGGAGAATCGAACGACGATGACTACCAACCCTAAACGAAGCAGAACATCGACCGCCATCGGCTTCAGCATGACGCTGATGATACTACGCATTGGTCCCTGGGGCACAATCAGCAACTGGAGCTCTAGCATGATCTATGCGATTAGAGCGCGTAAGAATCGGCGTCAAAAGCGCGTCCTTTATTGATCATGGCTGGAGAAAGCGTGAGAACAGATGATTACTGGTGTTTGCATAGGTTTACATCGACGTTGGTGCGGGTCCGCGCACTTGGTCGCCGTGAAAGAGCGCTTTTAACGCATGGGGTCGCCGATGTCCTTTGATAGGAGAGATGCATGAGTAAGCCTGAATCGATAGTGGCACGGTTCGTTATATCCGCGGTGAGGGCCCGGATCGCTGGCACGAAGTTTAGTCCGCGTATTAGGTGGATGAACAAATACGCGGATGTAGACGTCGTGCTATAAGCCCTTGGCAAGGGATCCCTTGTCTATACGGGGAAGGCCAGCGGGTGGGTATGGCCGTAGGGTCCTTTTATAGCATGTGTGTTGGGCGTGAGGATTTGCGGTTTTATAAACCGCGAACCGATGTTGTGTGCCCGGGGTTTCCACTATTACAGATAGTTTGGGCAGCGTGGGAGCCCTCCGAAACTAGGGGTTCCCTATAAGATGAAGCTAGCGGGTATCCTCTGGGCACCGATCCTACTAGACCCTACCTGCGAGATACGGTTGCCCAACCACCGAAACCACAAGGGAGCAAGCAATGATCACCGAGATTATCCTGGTCCTGTGTACGATGGCTATCTGCAACGTTCTCCTCGGTTATGCTGGACGGTCCGAAGCTAAAAGGTAGATGTGATGATTGAGATAAGTGTGAGAGTCTGATCCGAAACAAGTGTCCAACAACAACAAATCAGGGGGTTCCAAATGAGCAAGCTAAACCAACATTCCGCAGTCGTCCAAATCACCAAAGCCCACTTCGGCGAGCGCTTCGTCCCAGGCTCCGACATTAAAGAGTACGCGACCAAAGCCGACAAGCAAGCGATCGCCGCCAAGATTGCTGAGCTGATGCTCGAAGGTGCGGTCGAGCTGAGCGACTCTGCCAAGGCTAAGTACGGTGAGTCCGCCGAAGTCCTGACGAGCAAGTACGTGGTCGGCATGGTGACGAACTGGTTCAACAAATCTAAGGAGCTTAACGGCGGCGTCAAGTACGAGACCAAGAACCCCGGCTCACGAGCTGGAAGCGGTGACCCGCAGATCAAAGAGATGCGCACGCTCCGCAAGCACCTCGAATCGCTCGGCAACGTCGACGGTGTAGCTCGGGTCGACGAAGCCATCGCCCAGCGCCTCGCTGAGATCGGCGCCACCAAGACCTCGACCGTCGAGATCAACGCCGACAACCTCCCCGAATATCTCCGCGACCTAGCCTAATCCTCCCGCCGAGCTCACGGATGAGCTCCTCGGTGCACTTCCGAAGTGCACCGACACTGCTACGCCCAGGGAACTTCCGAAACTATAAATTTATATAATTAATTAATAATAAAAATTAATTAATTAAAATTAATAAAAATCCAAAACTAATAATTATCAACCAACAAGGAGTTCACCATGAAAGTCTTGAAGGACCAAATCAAAGAGTTCCTTGACAGCCATGACTCTGCACCTGGTGCCCATGTGTTTGTGCTGAGTGAGATCAAGGAGGTGAGTGATGCTGAGATCTCCCAAATCTATGAGGAGTCTGAGGGTGTGAATGATACTGCAAGGAACCAAATAATTGACAACATGAGCTCACTGGAACTGATGAAGCTGTCTGCCCACATCCTTGAGATTGCCAATGAGAAGCTGGCTGATCTGGAAGCATCAGCCTAAGATAACTGAGCTCATGGATGAGCTCACCTTCCCTTCCAAACCTAGAGACTCATGTCCTCCTTTTGGGACTCACAGTGAGTCCCTTCTCTTCCAAACCTAGAGGTAGTCATCAACAAACCAGGAGGTTGATATGCAGTTCAAGTCCAAGCATGAGGCAACTATCTCTTTCACTGAGGAATCCTTTGCTAAGCTGCTTGACAAAGAATGGAGTGAACTTGAGTGTGTAATGGTTGATGGCAGAATCATAGTACTCACCAGGACACAGCTCATCTTCCTCTGGGCCAAGACTAGGGACTGGCGCAAGGTTCAGCACTCCAACACTAAGGTCAAAGTAATCAAAGTAGCCTGATTCTTAACTGAGCTCAAGGATGAGCTTGCTCTTTCCTCCCGAACATAGAGGTGTTTATCAACAAATCAGGAGGTTGGTATGAAAGAGTTCATCAGCCAAGATCTTGGTGATCACACGCTAAGAGTTAGCCAAGTGTTTAACTACGAAACAGATAGCAGCAATCTGCTGGTTTTAACCGACGACCGCGCTGATGGTCTAGTCCATGTCTATTACGGCCCTTCGCTGCACGAAGCAAAGCAAGCAATACGTGAGGCCCTAGGCGACGATGCGGATCAGGTCATATCTGACCTAGTAAACCACATGACACAATACTAGATCATGCAGTTCAATAAGACAAACAACAGGAGGTTCGTATGATAACCAAGCAAGAGATCATCAAGATGGCGATGCTACACCACGACTCGATGGCGACCAACGTGTACGACCTTGGCTACTACAGAAACCGCGTCAAGTTCCTCGACGACTATGTTCCCTCTAAACCCGTGTTCCGCAGCAAGCAGAATGTTCAACCAGGCAAGAAGTTCAAGACCGACAAGGAGCGCGTTGCTGATATCCAGCGCCAAAACAATAACTACCGAGACAAGAAGTGATCGATGCGGTGCACTCCCGAAGCGTACCGACACTGTCCCGCCCAGGGATGTTTAGTGAGATCCGAACCTATAAATAGGTGTAAGTTGATGATGATCTGAAAGTGAGATCCGAAACTAAAGATAATCAACAACGGAGGTCAACCATGAGCGATCTAAAAGGCGTCACAACCAAGTTAAACCAACTGATAAACCGCTATCCAGAGCACGGCAGCATCGAAGCGCTCGACCCACTCAACCAAGACTATGGCTTTGATGTTCAGGTCAAACCTGACGACATAGTTATCTTCTGTGATTTTAACGATGACGCTATCGATGCCGAAGATGGCCGCAATGAACTAGCCGAGTGGTACTACGACGTGGTTCACCAGAACATCGACAAGCAGATGAGGATTCTTGGTTATCAAGCCATCGCTGATAACGATGGTTCTGGTGGTGGACTGTACTACGGTGCTACACTCTTCCGCTTAACTAAATAACGACCTTCGGAGGGCGCTCAGGGGACTCATGGACGAGTCCCACACTTCTCCCGAATCTAATAGAGGGTATAAACGGGAGGTTAATATGTCAAACCACATCAATATCAAGTCTCTCGAAGAGATACTCGAGCTACTCAACGGCATTGAGTACGTTGAAGATGCAGATGCGTTTGAGTATCTAAGCGGAATACGCGACCAAGCTGCACGCATCATGCGCGATACGATCCAGTGGGTCGAGGAGGATGTGGTATGAAAGTTGTTTTCACCGATGAAGAGCTCATGCTGCTTGCTGAACTTGTTGAGTCAGCCATAAAGCAAGATCCAAGCAGGGAAGATCTTCGTCAACTGTTCTCGCGGTTGGCGTACCTGACCAAAACCTCTTGGGAGGAATTTTAGCGTGGACCCAAAAGAAGAAAAGAAGCTGCTGCTTGATGGTATAGCAAAGCTTAAAAACCAACTGATCTATACCCGGGGCACCAGATGCCTAGACGTGCTTAAAAGACTTGACACGCTTAGGTTGTGTCTCGAAGATCTTGTCCGAAACGAGATTAAAGATAAGAAAAAGTACGAAAAAGCTATTTAGGAGGTTGTGTGGTCATCAACAATGATCCTTTTAAGCTTAAAGCTTGGCGCATCAAGAACTACAAAAAACCTCGCAAAAATGTTTGGGATGTATTGCTTACTGAGCCAAAGATCAAGAAAGAAGGTTGACATGTTTGCCATGGAGATTATTCGCGTGTTCGCGATCATAGCGGTGTTTCTCAGCACATTTGCCACGGGCTACATTCTCTACCGTGTTTTCCGATCCTAAGATGTATAAACAATAGGAGGTCATATGTCATACTCTTTGATGCACAACAAAGATACGTCACTTATGTACTCTGTTTACCTAAACGATGAGCTCATCGTTAAGAACGTTGCCTCTCACCATGTTGAGTCCGTGATCCACTCTCTTGAATCTGAAGGTTTCAACGTGACCGATGAAGTGTGGGACGACGAGAAGATGCGGGTTGACATCATCTCCACCTCTTTCCTCGACGAAGAAACCGACGACGACTACATCGACTAAAAGGAGTTAACAATGCGATACTTACCTCTGCTGATCGCGCTCACTGGATGCGCCACGACGCCTGAGCTGAATCAAGTAAGATTTGAGCTGAATCAAGTAAGATTTGATTTGATTCAAGCCAGCAAGAAGCTTGATGCTTCCGTGTACCACCTGCAAGCGCAAACCTGCAAGACAGACGTCCTGATCTGCGGCCTTAACTCAGCTGTAAGAAAGACGGGCGAAGAAGCGTGCATGGAAAACTACAAGTTGTGCTTGACCACGGCGCTTGACCAGTACCGCGCGGTCCGCGGCCACGAACCACCAGACCTATTCGAACCCAAGCGTGCTCGCTAGGGCGACCTCCTGTTGCGGCCCCGAGGCACTACCCTCGGGGCCTTTTATCCGAAGTGCACCGACACTGCTACGCCCCTGAGCCCCATAGTGTTATCCGAACCTATAAGTAAGCATGATTGATGCGAGCGCAACTCGCTACCGACGACAGTGCCTGATATCCGAACCTACACCATCTCATACGGGAACGATGTTTTAGTTCCCAACTAACCGAAGGAGTGTTATCCATGGCTATGAAGCAACGTGAAGCAGTCTACTTGTCCACCACCGAAGTCCTCGCCCACAAAGGCATCGAGTTCATGCCCAGCGTGACCGACGTCCGCGACGTGGTGAACACCGAGATCCGCAAGGAGATCGCTGACCGAGTCGTCAACCTCTTCAAGTCTGGCGGAGTCGAGTTCAAAGGTACCGACGCGAACCAAGCTAAGCTGAGCGACGAGAAGCTCCTCCGCAACTACGTCACCGGTCTCATCACCAACTGGTTCAACAAGGACCCGCAGCTCAACGGCGGCTCCAAGTACCAAGCTAAGAACCCTGGTTCCCGCGCTGGCTCTTCCGATGCGCAGCTGAAAGAGATGCGCCTGCTCAAGAAGCACCTCGAGACCATTGGCAACACCGAAGGCATCGCGCGCGTCGAAGAAGCTATCCAGGCTCGCATCGCAGAGCTAAGAACCGAAAAAGCGCCCACTCTACCCGAAGTGTCCACCGACAACCTCCCTGATTTCTTGAAGGACCTTGCTGTCTAACCCTCCTAGGGAGGGAGACCACAACTCTCCCTCCCCTTTCTTCTAAAGATAAGGACTCCGTGAAACCGCACCTTTACGATAAAGAACTAGTCGGCCACACCAGAGAGCAGAAAGTCTACCTCCTAAGGCCAATACTAGAAGCCAAGCTGTTCCTCTTCATGCTCCACAAACTGAAGGTGGAGCGAAGGTCCGCTTGGTCCCACCTAGACTATGAAGACCGCAAGGGGTTCTAGATGAACCTATACGACCACGAATACAGCAAGATCCACAACGTCCACCTAGCCGCCCCAGTAGAGGAAGCTAAGAGGTTCCTCATCACCCTATATTCCCTTAGGCTAGAGAAGAGTAGGACCTACTGGGCTAAGATCGTAGGGTTCGGGAGGAAGTGATGGCTACCTACGATGAAGAAGTGTTTAAGCTGAGGTTCTTCTTGTATCTCCTCGAGAAGCTGAAGGTTTCCAAGGAAAAGCCCTACTCCCAGGAAGTGAGCTAGATGGAGAACCTCCCCGTACCTAGAGAAGAGATAGACCGAACCGATATGCTTAAGAAAATGTCGCGGGAGATAAGCTATCTGGCCCACGTGAAGATGATCTTCTTTACGCTGTCTCGCCTAGGTTTGGACTCAGTGAGGTACTGAGTGTTTCACTTAGTGGAAGTCGTGTGTCGGTGGGCGTCGCTACACCCCCTCCCCTTTCCACTCGAAACTACCTCCCCCTACTGATGGAATAGGTTTAAACCTATCGCTTACTGAAACACCAAGAGAGAAGCAATGGAATGCCCCTTTCCACTACACAGCCATCGGCACCGTTTGAACCTAGATGAACTTTCTTCCCCTAAGATAGGGTGAATAGCTTGGCTACTTTTCCACTCGATACCATATCTTCCTCCTAGTAGATAGTGTGCCTAAACCCTCTGAGGGAGAAAAGTGATATGCCCAGATGCCTGAACGAAAGATGCCCTGTCTCTATATTGGAACTTGAAAGTTCTTTTGCCCACGTATCTCCCCAGTTTGGGAGCGTGAGGTGTTTGTGCTGTATCTCTGATAAGGAGACTTGGCGAGCTGCCCTTGAGGCTACGCTGGCCTATCGCTACCGCTTTCTTCTTGACATATAGGATATTGTTGGGTTTAGTCTTATCCCGATCCAAATAAAAGCCATGGGAATACTTTCCAGGTCAAACGACGAGGATGTCTATGAACTATCAACTCCAGATGCTTGAGCTTATTAAAGCAATTACCCTTCTTTGCCAGACTGAGCTTGGTGCACTCTCCTCAGGTAAAGCTCTTGAAGAGAGAAAGCTGTCGTGTATGTCTCGCTACATAACTTGCACCTGTTCGACTTCACCTTCCGGTAGTTTGTCTTGTGATCCCAGTATGTTTGAGAGGTTGGCTGCTTGTGTCGTGGAAAGACCTTCGGTGAAAGGTAGGTGAAGTCCGAGATGGATACCGCTTTATCCAGTAGGGAAAGAGAGCTCTTAGTTAAGATGACTGGTCTTTTATGGAAGATCAAGGTGGTTGATGCGGACGCTTTCTTTGACGCGATCGTTTCTCGCTAGTTAGGTTTAACCATTTAGTCATGGTGGTGTGGTTTTATGCCGCTGATACTTACGCTTTATTTTGCCGCTTCTACTCCGGGTTGCCATAGGGTTCCGGTGATGTACTTCAAGGGCACGTTCTACCAGAACTACGACGTTACATTTCTCAGGAAGAACGAGAAGGAATGCGCGGAAGCTTATCCCAAATCACCTTGCGTCAACTACATGGTCAAGATCGCCCACCTCACCTACCGCGTTTCCTGCGGCGGTAAGTAGTTAAAACAAATACCATTACGGAGGTGCCTTATGCATTTTGATGACCCGGACCTCTTGGAGAAGAAGATGGCGGCCGAGATCTATTTGGAACTTCTAGTTAAGTCTGGCAGATCGAGTGGAACCGACGTTGATTGGTTGGTTGATTGCCATCGCCTGAGAGATAGGGAACGTGAGGCAGCTAAGGCTTACTACGAGGACCTGAAAGGTGAGTGACCTCATGGAGAGGATGCGACATCCGGTTACGGGGCACCCCAGATACGCTGCGTTCATGGAGTTCGCCTATACTCTTAAATATTTAGAATTAATTAGCGTGAGAGAAGCTGTCCGCTTGACGGGCGGCGTCTTTGGCGTGGTGGAAGATGACGGTTACTCTAAATAAGTAGCATCACTACTCAGGGTGAGTATGACCTACTCAGAAGAGTCTTTAGATCAGCTTAGGAAACGCGAGTCGTTTATTGAGTTGATCTATTTGCTGCTGAATATCAAGGTCATACGCAGAGAACACATCAACAAACTGTGGTTCATCTATAACAAAGTTGAGTAAATTAAGGATAACCCTATGGGACGAGAAATGGAGGCTCGCAAGAAGGATCTTAGTCCGCACTCCCTCCATATCGGAGGTCTTCTCCTCGCTCTAGTTCACCTAGAACTATGCCGAAAAGGCTGGCGCAGATACTACTTGAAACACATCATGCCAAAAGAGTGGGGTGGAGAGCTTAAGCCTTGATTCGGAGTGTTGTCCGAACCTATTTGTTTACATGAACAAATAAAAACGAGAGGTTATCCATGAGCGAGCTGCCATATCAAGTTTTAGCGTGGATAAAGAAAGATCAAGAAGAGCGCGAAGTTCACCACGAAAAGATCGTGCTCAAGCGCATGCGCGAGGACAGTGAGTTTGTCAAGTATATTAAAGCGTTGGCGCCAAAATGGAAGAACCTCTCAGTACGCGAGAAGCTGTTGGTGCAAGGCATTGCCGAGCATAGGAAACTGGGTCGAAACCTGACCGACGCGCAACGCAGCGCAATCGTAGCACTCTACCTAAAACACGCCTCTTGATAAAGGAGTTTATATGTCGTTCGACGTTAAGTTCGCTTCTAAAACAGAAGCACTTCAAGCAGTTAGGTCACTTATTACCTATGTTGACGAAAACTTCTCTGACGCAAATCAGTCCACATACGTTCGTCAGCAGTTGTATGCACTTCATACGTTGCTGTTCCATGTGCCAGAAACACCGCGAGCCTTTGAAGAACTTTCGCTTGCAATGGAAGACCACGACTTCGTAGAAGTTCCTTTTTGAAGCACAGTGACTTTTATTAAGAGGTTAAAATGGATATTTACTTAGAATCAAGTCAAGACCTTAAATCAGGTGACCATTTCGTTATGGACGGCCAGATGTACCGTGTCGTTTACGGCGTTGGAGACGGTATAGTCTGTCAAGGCATTGACTGGAATAGCAATATTGATACGGTAGAACTAAAGTACGGTTCTATCAAACGATTAATGACCTCTGAGGACTTTTGAGGTCTGAGGGCAAGATGGAAGCAGCAACAATCATCACAATTGCGGCGGTAGCGATACCAGTAACTTTAGGAATTTGGCTGTTTTTTACTGTGATATCAAATGCGCCACGCCAACCTAAGCGTCGATGCTCTGGGTGCGAAGAGTGCGAATGTCGCGATCAAGACTGATATGCTCTATAAAAGAATAGCTATTACCAGGTTCGTAAGCGCTCTTTGTCGCTATAAGATAGCCAAAAGAGCAACATATGCTAACTCAATAAAAAAAAAGATTTCCGAGGTTTACATGAGATCCATTGACAAGGGAATGTTGGCGTGGATGATCTGGGCATCGAGTATTGCTGCCGTAGTGAGCGTGATACTCGCATATTCAGATGTTAAGCAATCTACGATCGATGTAAAGCGTGGAGATACTGTCCATTTTAGTTGGACAGCGGACAATAAATTCTATAGTAGCAATTGCACTAATTACGGCACAGCCATAGATCAGGTTGGCAATAAGGTGTTTAAAGTAATGATACTTTGTACGCCGATTGGCGGAAGTAATTCATTTGTTCCGCTGATGATCCATTGGTATGAAATCACAAAGGTGGACCAGACGATGGTCCTGTCTAAACCCGCAGACACAGATGACGAAGAGTGAAAATTAATAAGCACAAAAGAGATACCGTATTGTACGTACCTACACACCGCGGAAGGTTGGTATATACCCTAAGTAATTTAGGACTTTGTGGTGCTCTTAGCCTACTTGATTGGATGAATAAGTCTTTGAAGACAAGGTGATGGTATGTTCAAGGTTTTCCTTTTAGCATTCTTAATGGCCTTTAATTTAGATGTAGCGGAAGCTAAATCGTTTAAGCGCGTTAACCCAAGGTTGAAACCTCATACCAAAGAATCTGGCTCTTACTCGCGCAAGAGACCGAAAAACATCCCAATCAAAAAACCTAAACCACTTAGATTGTTAAGTGTTATATACTTTACGTGGCCAGCAGGTCTAGAGATGTTTGGCGAAGAGTGCCCCAACAAAGGCTTCGTAGAAGAAGTCTATGGGAAGGCCCCAGACTATCTTTATGAAGTTCGCGTCGTGTGCAAGGGTAACATTGAGCGTTATGAGCATTTCTTTCTCATTAAGCAGTCGCAGGTGATAAAGATTGAAAAACCCAAGTGATCTCGATAAGATGCGTTCTGATTTTGTGCATAAAACTACCATGGCAATTCTTGCATCAGACATTTTGATCTCTGGAACAATGCATAAAACCATTGTTCAGGTTGTCAATTTGCTATTTAGATTGAAGATAATGAGCTGATGGGTGGTTCGCCATTGGTCTAGCCGCTCTAATCAGTTCTTGCTCGGTTTCTGAAAACCGAGAGTTATATCCGATCCTAATGATCCGTATCTTCAGGAGGATATGTATGCTTATTGCAAGCAACGCTGCGATAAAAACTTCTCGCTTAGTTACGCTAACCTTAAATCTCCTCTTAAAGGAAGATGTTCAGCGTTTTCTTGATGAAGTTTTGCTTGATTTCCACGAAACATTAAAAAAGAAATCTGCAACTGGCAGAAAGCGAGATAAGCATTACAGAACATTCAGCAAATCGTATGTAATACGAAATTGCCCATCTGCACCTAAAAATATCAAGCTTAAGTTAACTGGTTTTGTTCGCTTCGGCGAGTGGAGCACGTCTGGTTTTGTGGATTCAATCCCAACGCTTATGGGTATGAATATGGCCTTAACTCCCTATTCTGGTTCTGAGTTTGAGTTTATTGCACCCAAAGTAGACGAAGCAGTCAATAAAACTATTGAGAGAGAAATTCTTACGCGAGGAGCGTGATATGTATTGGTACGGCTTTGTGATTTTGTATGTCATATTCGCACTTTGCATAATATTTGCACCATGAGGTTATAGATGAGCTTAAAAATTGGAGATACCGTTTCATACCAGGATTTGACGGGTGAGATCGTCAATATATTTGTTTCACCATCCGGCAAGATCATCGAAGTCAAGTGTCCTGCTAACAAAGTCAATGAACTAGATGTTATGCTCTGGATCCCAGAGTCGGAGATACTTAATAATTCTGTTACATCTATTGGCAAATAATGAACTACAATTATTTAATGTTGATGGCTTGGATATTTGTGCTTTTGATGATGCCGGGTCTTATCATGGTTGAGGTCTTTAGCGCCCAGACCGCATCCGTAATCAGTCTCGTTTCCTCTTATCTCGTGCTCATATTCTGGAAATCATAACAACTTGGAGTTATTATGCTTTGTCGGGATTGCGGGTTCGAAATGCAACGTCCTAAAAAGTGGGGATATGCAGTACTATGCGATGCGTGCGACGTATCGAAATACGAAGCCAAACATGTTGGTGTTATGATCGCCGAGGGTAAAACAGACTATGGCATTCAGTTGGTGAGAAACCCAACCCAAGCGCAAGCTGAAAAGATCAGAAGTCTCGGTTTAGCCCATGACCCAAGAACACAACTCAGGTTCACAGGAAAAGGTCGCCACAACGACGGCGAAAAAGAATAACCTTGATCCCTCCATTTACCTGAGACTTTTATTCGTGGAGTTCCCATGGATTCTCTTTTCTCTTAAGATCTTGAACAACGACGGTTACTGGTCTATTTCTAATAAGGCTAGAAGTATCCCCTGGAGTGGGGATCCGAGTTCAGCTATTGGTGAAATATTAAGCAAAATCAAGTAAAATCCACTCAAATTAAGTCTAGTAATTTCAAATACTTTGAACTTAGAACTATTGATGTTTTCCATGTAAAAAGTGGAAGTAAAAACATCAATAGTTTTAATATTTTATAGAGTTGACATTTTTACTGCACTCATGACCGCAAAAGATGTTAAAATATAGATCAGGTGCCAGCAACTCCCTAGTTGGAGGGTCAGATGATAAAGCATATTGCGGTGGTCGAGAACTTTGAGAACTGGAATCAGTGGTACGCGGAGGGTAGAGTTGAACTGGCAAGTTTAAGTAGTGAGACGCCATTCCATCCCAATCAGGGCGTGGTGCTAAAAGGCCAAGGCGCCAAAGATCACGGCCTAGTTAAGGGCGATTACGTAGTCAAGGCCGCCAAGTACTTTCCATCCGGCGTGTCGCCAAGAAACACTGAGCAGACCATTGCTTTGAGCCTACTTGGAGATACAACTGTACCGCTTACCATATTGAGCGGCGTTGCGGGCTCTGGAAAAACTATGCTCGCGTGCGCTCACGCTCTTGAGCGTCTTGAGCGCAGGAACGACAACATCACTAAGATTGTCATCGCTAAGAGCATGACACCAGTTGGTCGCGAGATCGGTTTCTTACCGGGCGACATGCAGGAGAAAGTTCTCCCATGGCTCGGCCCATTTTCTGACAACTTTCTCAACTGCGGCTACGAGCCATACCGTATTGAAAAGATGATCGAAGACGGCGTGTTAGAGATCACACCAGTGACCTTCATCCAAGGCCGCTCCATCACCAATGCAGTGATTCTCATTGATGAGGTTCAAAACCTAGACATCAACGTCATCAAGCAGATCGTTACACGCGCCGCAGCTGGTACACAAATTATTTTGCTCGGTGACCAAACCCAGGTCTTTGAAAGGCTTGGCGGCAGGTCCATCGACTATCTTTTACAAAAAAGTAAGTCATCTCCGCTAGTTGGCTCCATCCACCTCGAGAAGACTTTAAGGTCGCCGATTGCCGATTGGGCCGTTAAGCATTTATAGCTTGGACAATGTTCGCGGGCGCACTGCGCTCGCCATGCAGTCGCCGATCGTGTCTGATAAAATTGTCTGGGGGATTTACCTATGACACTTTTAAGCGATAAATTAAAGCGTCGAATCGTTATCGCCGTAACTAGCGAAAAATACGGCAAAGAATTAATAGACGCCATTGAAGGCATATCTGAGGCTGTTGACACGGTGTTCGAAGAAATCGAGCAACCAGTGGGATTAAAGTCGCCTAGCAGTGTCGGTTTGTCGATCAGCGACGCAACACGCACACTCACGGTGACCCCATTGACGGGATCGTACACTTACTATGTGGCGGGTAAAGAAATAGTGATTTCTACGCCACTTAGCGCTACGTGGTCAACCGCGCACGGGCCAAATTATTTCTATCTAGACGAAAACGGTGAACTAAAGGTTGTCCAATCGTTCTCGGAAGACATCATCACCAAGTACGCTTTTGTATCCATAGTCTACTGGGATCCAACTGCTGGAAAGCATATTTACTTCGCAAACGAACGTCACGGTATACATATGGGTGACTATACTCATTTGTATCTCCATAGAACTCGAGGCGCTGCGTTTGATTTTGGATGCAAATTAGTTAATTTTGTCGTAGACGGATCTGGGGGATTAGCAACTGAAGCTCAGTTCACCTCTCAAGCTGGTCAAATATGGGACGAAGACATTAAGATCCCAGTTGCGGCGCAGACAACGTTCCCAATATTTTATAGATCTGGCGCGACAAACTGGAAACGCAAAGACGCAGATGCATATCCAGTCATATACACTGGAACAGCTGGGTATGTTGGCACTACGTTGCCATATAACAGCTTCGATGGAACCAACTGGAACCTAACCGCAGTCGACTCAAATAAGTTTGTATTGGTCCACATCTTTGCGACAAACGACATCGAATATCCTTTTGTTGGAATACAAGGTCAAGCGCAATATTTAACCAAAGCAGAAGCCCGCGATGGAGCTATTGCTGAAATAAAAGGCTTGTCAGGACTTCCGATCGCTGAGTTTTGCCCAGTTGGGTCCGTAATATTCCAGACATCAGGCGCCTACACGAACGTACCAAAAGCAAAAGTCGTATCGACTTCAACTGGCGCGAACTACGAAGATCACCGTGCAACTCTTTTGAGACCGGGATCATTAGCGTAATGATCCGAATCTAATCCCTCCTGTAACAGGGAGGGATTTATGGACGGTGTTAACAATATCATTTTGAATGAGATATGCTGGATCGTCCAAAGACGCAACGAATGGGCGAAACGTCGTCAACATTATCGTAATAAAATTTACCGCAGCAAATGCGTATCGCGATCTAAGTTGTCGCAGGAAGAACTCGCAACTCTTGCTGCAAAATTTAAGCAAGTAAACGACGAGCGCCTAAATCTTAACGTGCATACGAGGCGTTTAAGAACTCTGCTTAAAAAAATAGATGGTACGTTAAATTCAGATAAAAGTGCTGGATATGAGGCCATCGTGACCGGCGAACTCTTGAATTTCAAGATAATACGACGAGATGAGATCACTGCTCGCGCAAAAGAGCACGAAATCGATCGGTATATGGCTTCAATGTTCAATGCGATCTGAATATTCAGTGCAATCCGAATCTACGAGATCCTCGACGGGAGGTTTCAGATGAAATTAAATAACGCAATTTTATTTGGTGCAGTTTTAGTGTCTGCTAACAGTTATGCCTACGACGACCACGCCAGCTGGTCATCAAGTAGGGGTAATTATTACGGTTCATATCAGTACATTACTGAAACAGAAGGTTGGCAATCAACAGCAACTCTTCTCTCTAAAGACCAATTTGGTCGAGAGACTCAAACAACGACCCCGTACAAAGGTCTTGGGTTTCGCGCTGGATTGGGGGTTGAGTTGGCAAAATTTGTAAGATTTTCTGCATACTCTGCATCGCGCGATTTGACGAACTCTACTTCAGACTCCCTTCGCTCGTACCAGCTTGGTGGAGAAACAGCTGTTTCATTTTATGGCCCAGTGTTAAATATCCAGTTTGGCATTGGGCTTTTTGCTAGTAGGCAACTACAACAAAAACCAAACGATGGAAGAACTTATTTAGGTTCTGGTTTCACAGGGTCAGTTGGTTTTGAGAGGTTCATATCCCAAAAGGCATCAATGATATTTAGCATTCGCTCGCAGCAAGAGTCTTTGCGGCCCGATGACAAAGATTCAAAAGACAAGCTGTTGATCAACTCTACTGGTGCATCATTGGCTCTATCACTCTGGATGTGAGGTTGATATGTCACTTAAATGGATCAAATCTAGAAAAAGATTTGAAAAGCAAAATCTGACCTTTGATCCGGAGACTTTTGAAGGCAGATCGTATAAGTGGTACTTGATCTCCGCTAAGATCGGAGGCAAGATCGTGGTCAACAAATACCCATATTCCCGTACAACGATGCGCCATTATGGTGAAATAATGGGAATGCTTAGATCCCTCGGCGTGGCGGAGATATACTCAATCTCCGCCCCAAGCGGATTAAGAAATCAAACTCAGACAATTAACTACTATAAAAACGAGATCTCGAAGTACGAAGACCAGATAGCCAAACCACGCTCACGCGCTTCTACTAACGCCGCGAGGCGCGAACACATAAACCGTCTTAAAAAAGAGTTAGATTTATACTTAAATCTAACTTCATCAGAAGAGTTTGATCAACATATGACTAATCTCCTATCAGGAGCGTAAAATGGATTATCTTACAGCCGTTTATATCGCCACCTTTTGCGCAGCGCCGTTGATCGTGTCGTTCCTTTTTCTAACAAAAGGATAAATCCGAACCAACATCTTCCTAAACAAAGGAGACATTATGAGCATCGTCTATAAAGTTTGGTCAGATAATTTTAATGGAGATCTTCTGTCGGTTGAGGCATATAATGAACCACGATTCAAAATGTCCACTGGTGATTTTTGCGTTCACAGATCTAAAGCTGTTCATATTAAAGATATAAACTCAAGCGCAGACATTATTTGTTTCAATCCAGAATACAATGTCTGGCACAAAGTTCCCGCATCTCACCTCTATCCTTAAATTGAGGGCAATATGAAGAAAGAAGCTGTATCTTTGGCAACTACAACTAAGTTAGGTTCCTTTACCGAGCATGGATATACATATCATTTTTATAGTGCACCTATACAGAAAGGTTTTTCGTCTTCAGACATTTCAGCTTGTTTGACTCAAAGGTACAAAAAGTACGGTGAAGTTGTTTTTGAGAAAAGAACACAAGCATCTTCTGATCTAGAAGAGGTATTATTTACAGTAATCGAACCTGTTGTCGGAAATGCTCATCTAAACTGATTTTAAATAAGTGAGGAAGATGTGGCAAAAATCCTTTCGTTTGAAGATTTTAAGCAGAAAAAAGTAAATTCTAAAGAGTTTAAGGTGCAACTTTCAAAAGAAAGTATGCGAAAACTTCAAGAATCTCTTAGAAAAATCAATGAGTTAATGAGAGAAACTAAGGAATTGGCTTCTAAAAACTATAAAAGTCTTGATGAGGAGATAAAGAAAAATGAAAAGTAAATTTGCTATTGGGCTATTTATAACCAGCGCAGCGGTTTTTATTGCGTCATTTTTACTCTTTAAAAAAGTAGCCGACTCTGTAATCGGTGTATCTCCTCAAGATACAGTTGAGTGCCAAAAAATCTACACAAAAGCCAAACAATGTATCGACGCTGAGTTTAATAAATAGCAGAAGTGTATAATCTTACCACCAATTGGTGGGATTCTCATGTCGGTATCTAAGATACTATTATATCTGGTGTTTACGGACTATACCGTAACTATGATCCAGCTATTAATAGGGAAGATACTTCCTATTCTTTATTATAAAGAAGTCCCTGTCTATTGTCGTTGGATACCTGGTTTAGGGTTCGTTTATTCCATAAACGGACCGTTCGACATCAATGAAAATCCAATGTATTACTTCACTATCGCTTCTGCGAAGCGTGCAATTGATATGCAGTGTTATAGTGAAACCGCGTCACAGTATCGCGTGCTGATCAATATTGCGTATAAATTAAAAATCACAAAGAGACTGTGATGAAAAACGTATTGACATTGATTGCGATAACAATCATTTCTTGTGCAAAAGATAACCAAGTCCCTAGCATTGAAAATGCGCAGCAAAACTGCATACGCCCTGAAATACTTACAGCCCCAGACCAGAGCTGGTTAAAAGAAGACGAAGACAGAATCCCTGTATTTGTTGCTGGATGCAAAAGACACTACACTAGATATCACTGCCCAAGTAAGGTTTTGAAGACTAAAAACTTATCATACCAAGTAACCTGTAAAAGAGAAAAATAATGCTTGCAGATTTCATGCATAATTCTTCCATAGTTGAAAAGATGAGATTTTTTGCATGGTTAATATTTGCTGTATATTTTGCAATTGATCTCGCTAATACGACAGCGGTGTTCCGAAACAACGATCTATCAGAAACAAAAGCCTGCGAAAACGCAGGCGGCAAGCAAACACAGATGTTTGCTGTTTTAGAAGGAAAGGTCGTCCACATATGTTTAAAAAACTAATACCAATCGCGCTCATGTATGCCTGCGGAACAGAGCCGACGCGAAAAGTAGCTCCTGTCTCTTTTTCTGAATATTTAAACATGAATGTGCCGTCGGTTGTTCGTCCGCATTTTGCTGAATTTATTGAACATTGCAAAAATTCGTCCGTCGAAAATCAACAAAAATGTCAAGAAAATATAAAGTTGCTTTCTAGCGTCGAATTAAAAAACGGGCCAATAGAAGCCAATCAACCGGGGGTTGTGGGTCTTTGTGAGCTCAGCTTAAATCGAAAAATTATTTTGCGAGCCGACGTGTTTAATTTTAATTCTCTTACATTTAAAGCTCTTGTTTGGCATGAACTGGGGCATTGTTTGTTGGATTTAGATCACACATCTGAGAACGACTATTCCCATATAATGAATGCATACCTGCCTAACGAGCGCGAACTCGGTAAAAAATGGTCATTTTACACCGACGACCTGTTTAACTCTGATGCGAGAATGCATCTTGCTGAATCGATAATTTACGACTGGAAACAATAAAATGTCACAAGAATTTGTTTCAGATTTAAAATCTGACCGCAGATCAAGGGCAATAGATCACTTAGCGAAAAGATTTGGATTCACAGTGGCGATGACGATTTTGATTGCTGTTCTGAACAAAGAGTCTTTAGACAAAGACCCCAATTCACTAAAATGGTTATTAGTTACAGTATGGGTTGATGTTTTTGCATATCTCATGGGATTCTTAAGAGGCTATGCGGCGGGAGCTAAAGCTGTTGCGTTTAGACTTTTAAACGCAGAAGATGATATAATTGGCGGTAAGGGAGACCGCCATGAAGAGTAAGCTATCATTTATACTTACGTTTATTTCTGTAATGGGTATATTTTTATTAGCTTGGTATAGAAATATTAACATAGAAGTGTTACTGCCTTCAGTTTTAGGTATTTATATTTTAGGCAGAACAACAACGAACGTTTCTACAGCATGGGCAGCATCCCGCGATCCTAGCGCAGACACAATAAAAGCCTGCGAAATGATTGATAAAAAAGATTAACTTTAGCACAAAGCAAGTCTAATAACTTGGCCATTACTGACCGAGGTAGTATTCATGTATCAAATTAGGTATTTGGATCCAATCACAGGCACAGTTTTAGAGGCACAATCTCATGTGCTTGAGGAAGCAATTTCTTCAATAAAAAAGGCAAAAGACACCCTTTATTTTAAAGGGTATCCGTCGTCGACGCCAGATACCGCTGACCCGACAAAGAAGTCGGATCTGGTTCCAGAACCAGTGATCGAGTCGGCTCCCGCAGCTGAATCAGAAACCGAGTACGAAACAGAAACACCTTCAATTGAAGACGAAGATTATTGGTATCCACATGGGGTTGC